ACACTGCACTGACCGATAAGGTCATGGCTGCGTATCTGCTGGAACTTAAAAAAATGCAACTGGTCAACGCGACGCAATATGAAACATATATCGCGGCGTTAAGAAAACAAGCAGGTTTACCACTGGCCCGGCCGCCGGTTGCCCCTCGCAAACCCGACCCCACCCCGCCCGCCAATCGCCAGGGCCGTCGTGGCCGTCGTGGCCGTCGTGGCCGCACCGCCGCCGCCGCCCTCGCCGAATCCCGTTGGGGCGCCGCCCGCCGCCCAGTCGAAGAAAATCTCAGAGCAAAGTACACTGAATTTCTGCGTGAATCCTGACCAAAGAAAAAACGTTCTGCGGTGCGCAGAAAGAAAAAGTAACTATGGTATTTTGACGTCAAATGCTAAATAACAGTAAGCGTTAAGCTAAAGGAGATTAATATTATGCCCGGATTTACAAGAGTAAACGGAAGCGCACAGCCAGGATCAGTATACGGACTGAGTCCTCGGTACCTCAAAATCGATACTGGTAATGTCGCAGTTGCCACTGGATATACCGCAACAAACAGCAACTTTGAAAAGGCAGTATTTGCTGTCGCTTCAGAAGCCAGCATTGTTACCCTGGGAACCCCCAGCGCCAATATTTTTGTTGTGCAGATTGACAACAGCTATGGCGCAGCCGTAGGTACAAGTGGCGGTACCAGCGCCATGGCACTGAGCATCAAGACTGGCCTCAATGCAAATGTAGTGACCATCACTGAAAGCACTGGATTTGTTGGTGGTGCGATCAACACATTTGCGTAAACAATCAGCAGTGAATTAAAAACAGGGCCCATCTTAATGATGGGTCCTTTTTTTGCAGCTAAATATCTCAGTGAAACAACAAGTGATAACCCTGAACCAACACAGTATGTTGGCTGAGTCAGAAGTGATCACAGTGTATACACTGTTTGATATCACCCACACTGGAGTATTAAAGATGTATGACTCCAGAGTAACGGAATTTGTGGATCAAGCGGGTCAGATTGTGCGTGACCGTATCCAATGGTGTCGCAGTAGAAATCAGCAGAGAAACTGGGAGATTTTGGTGCAGCTAATCAGTTTACGAACTCAACCCACCATGTTAGCCAATCCTGAACTTCTGATCAATGCTGATTTGTCCAGTCTGGGATTGGGCGCTGGCTTTGCCTCCCCTCAAACAGTATGGTGTGCCAGTTTTTCCACTGAACATGCCCAGGTATACAGTACCAGTGACGACTATCTGGGCCAACTACGCGCCGAATGTCGCTTGGTACCCATGATCACTGGATTAACTGAAACTGCACAGATGTCCGATAGTTATATTGAAACCCAGGGCGAATTTATCAATACTAGTTTTATTGTGTCTCAACCAATAACCGCTCAGCCGGCAACACCAAGGAGACAGTGATGGTAACCACGGAAATTGAAAAAAACAATCTAGAAGCTCATACTGAATTATGTGCTGAGCGATATGATAATCTCCAGATCCAGTTATCCGCGATAGACAATCGCATGGACAGTATGGAGATTGCCATTGGTGATCTCAAGCAGATATTATGGGATATCAAGGACGCTAATCACAATCAACTAGTAGGCTGGGGCATGGGGCTAATAGTCACACTGCTGGGCGCAATAGGAGTGTTGGCATTCTACATCATAACCAACGGTAAAACCGGATAAATTTGTCACCAAAAGCTAAATACCAACAACAGGACCCATACAAATGAAACTTGATGATCTACAGTCACCCATGAATTCAGTTCAGCTGGCACAACTCTTAAAGAAGCATCACGGAATTCAGTTGCCAGTTGCTCAGCTAACACCAGCCCGGGCACAGGGTATGCTGGAATCAGTGCAAACTCAACTGAATCAGTATCGCAACAGCAAATCTGCTCACCTTGCTGAGCAGGACAGCAACTACACTGCCATGATGTTGGTGGAGCAGACACTGCGTGCTCGTGTTACTGAATACACTGAACCTTTGACTAGAAAAATTTCCAGATGGGGTCAGTCCGTAGCCAGTGCCATCAGCCCCGGAACTGGTGAAGCTTGGAGAAATTACACTGATAGCGACAGCTCTGCGGCCAGCTTAGCAAAGCGGATGCTTAGCGGAGCTAACACAGGTGTGGAAGCAGCAAATTGGGCAGCAAGAAAACTCAAGAAAAGACCTAAACCCACCAAGGTCATGGAAAGCGCCATGGGCGAAGCCGAAGTGATACTGGCAGCCAAGGACCTGGCTGATCGTGTGCAGGATATGGTGGAAACACTGGGCAAGATGATCAATGAAGAGCTGCCCGCACTGACTGAAACTATCCGTGACACCATGGAAGCAACTCAGGCTGACACCTACAACACCAGCGCACTGGAAAGCCTCAATGCCACACTGGAAGCAGTGCGTGGCAGCAAAGAGTCACTGGATGTGGCAGCACGTTCACTGGCTGGCGAAGAACCCGCAGCGCCGGTTGATGCTGGCACCGATGAGTTTAGTGGTGATGTTACTGAACCAGAGCTGGGTGCAGAAGACACTGGTGAAGTTGCTGACGAACTCATGAATACTCCCGCAGTGGCCAGTGGTGGTAAAAAACAACCCCTGGGCCGTGGCAAGAGATAGGTAACCAATGCCGTCATTTAAACCTGATCCCAGAATTCAAAATCAAATTCTCACCCTACTGAGTCTGTGGGTTGACAAAGTGGAATCATCGGCTAATCTGGATGAAGATCGCAGCAGATTACTCCAGCCCACCATGCCCACTAAAACATTTCTGCAAATGTTGAATAACGTGAGTGGAAACAGACTGAGTTATGAAACACTGGCTCAGTATATACAGAATATACCGGCTATCAGTGCATTGGTGGATCCTGCCAACACCAATAAAAACACTATTGCTGTGCTGGATCCTAATGCAGAGCCCATGGCTGACATGGGAACAGATCAACCAGCAGATGAACTAGCTGCTGAGCAGCCAGCACCTGATCTAGTTGCTGAACCACCAGCTGATGACATGGGCACCGAGCCCATGCCTGCGCCACCAGCAATGCCAGCACCTGCTGAGCCAGTCATGCCTGCACCTGCTGAGCCAGTCATGCCTGCACCTGCTGAGCCAGTCATGACTGCTGGGCCAGATCGTGCGAGTATTGTGGCACAGATGGCCAAGCGAGCACGTGACCGCGCACGCCGGTAGTAGTAAAATGTGCTATACTATATGTATAGTTAATATATATACATGATTACTCCCAGATTTCCCTATCAGAAACTCAGCCGCGAAACCTTGGAAGGCAGCAGAAAGTACGCTCTGCCTGATGGTCAGCGAGTCTCCAGTGTAACCACTATTCTGGAAGCCACCAAGAGTGCAGAAAGCAAACAAGCACTGGATAATTGGAGAAAAAGAGTGGGTGCTCAGCAAGCTCAGCAAATCACCACAGAAGCAGCCAGTCGTGGAACCAGAATGCACAAGTGGCTGGAAAATTATATGTGTGATGACGCCATGGGCGAACCTGGCAGCAATCCCTATAGCCAGCAAAGCTATAAAATGGCATCAGGCATCGTTGAGAACTTTCTAACTCCCAATGTCACTGAAATCTACGGTACAGAAGTCAGCTTGTATTATCCAGGACTATATGCTGGTACCACGGACTGTGTAGCTAACTGGCAAGGTGAAGTCAGCATACTGGATTTCAAGCAAACCAACAAGCCCAAAAAAACCGAGTGGGTTCAGGATTACTTTCTGCAATTGTGTGCCTATGCACTAGCCCATAATGAGGTTTATGACACAAATATCAGTCAGGGAGTAATTCTAATGTGCAGTCAGGAGTATGAACTACAGCACTGGGTGATTGCTGGGGCAGAATTTGAGGCACATACTCAAAAATGGATCCAGCGAGTCGACGATTTTTATCGCTAAATACCTGACAACAGGAACTCATCATGGCTATAACACAAATCAGTAAGATCACGGTACGCAAAGGGCGCAAAGAAAATTTACCACAACTAGCTGCTGGTGAGCTGGGCTGGGCGGTGGACACTCAGCAATTGTATATCGGCAATGGCTCACTGAGTGATGGAGCACCAGCCGCAGGCAATACCGAAGTGCTCACTGAGCACAGTGCCACGCCATTGAACAATGGCTATTCCAGTGCCACACTCGCAGCTAGTGTGTCAGTAGCCACACCTTTTTATCAGTTTGCCTGGGCTGACCACCCAGTGGGAGTACTGAAGTTCAGTGTGCGACGTGGTAGTGACTATCAGTTGAATGAGGTTATATTTGCTTATAATGGTGGCACGGTCAACATTACCACACGGCAAGTGGGACTCACCAGCAACGTCACTGTTACCGCAGTAGTGAGCACAAATTTTATTGTGTTTAAATATGTTAACAGCGGCGCAGCAGCCACGATAAATTTCAAGAGAGAAGATTACCTCTAACCTCATGAATTGGTATCAACCACTGGACAAACGCATTCTGGAGTGGCGTCGCTGGAGATTACAATTACCTGAAGACATCCCAGCAGCCATGCTGGAAATACAGGAGTTCTGGCACACCGCTCCTATCAAGAAAGTCACCAATCTCACAGACGATCAGGCCATGTGGCCCTCGCCCTGGGCGTTGTTTGACACCCATAGTTACTGTGGTCATCTCAGAGCACTGGGCATGTTTTACACCCTGTGCATGGTGCCCAGATTTCGTCAGTTAAATCCTGAAATCTGGATCTTATACAACACTGTGGGCGAACGCATGGTTATAGCTGTGGCGGATCAGGGAAAATATGTGCTTAATTTCCATCCGCATCAGGTGGTAAATATCCAGTCAGTTACTGCTGAGCCTCAGCAGATCATCAAGTTTTACCCAGAAGATTTTAAAAAATTGGAATAACATATGAGTCAAGTTACCGTTATCAAACGCAAGGGCGCAAAAGCGCCGTTGGATCTAGAGAAGTTGCATCGTGTGGTATTTTGGGCATGTGAAGGTATCACTGGCGTGAGCCCTAGTGAAGTGGAAATCCGCAGCAGCTTGCAATTTTACGATGGCATCAAGACCACCAATATCCAGGAGACACTGATCAAAAGTGCTGCGGATTTAATCAGTGAAGATTCGCCCAACTATCAGTATGTGGCCGGCAGGTTGATCAGCTATCACCTCAGAAAAGAAGTCTATGGTGACTATAAACCCTGGCACATCAAGCGGTTGGTGGATCAGAATGTGGAACTGGGCCTGTATGATACTGAAATTTCCACAGCCTACACTGATGCCGAATGGGATAAGATCAACAGCATGATCCGCCATGATCGTGACAGTGAACTGACTTATGTGGGCATGGAGCAGATGCGTGGCAAGTACCTGGTACAGAATCGTGTCACTGGCAGCATTTATGAGACACCACAAGTATGTTATATTCTCATAGCAGCCACCTTGTTTCAGAAGTATCCAGCTGAGACTCGCCTACACTGGGTCAAAGAATACTACGAAGCCATTAGCACTCACCTGATCAGCCTGCCCACGCCAGTGATGGCTGGAGTCAGAACACCACAGCGACAGTTCAGCAGTTGCGTGTTGATCGAGACTGGTGACAGCCTGGACAGCATCAATGCCACCAGCAGTGCCATTGTGAAATACGTAAGTCAAAAAGCTGGCATTGGCATCGGTGGTGGTAGGATTCGTGCGTTGAACTCGCCTATTCGCCGTGGTGATGCGTATCATACTGGTGTGATTCCGTTCTACAAATTGTTTCAGAGTGCGGTTAAAAGTTGTAGCCAAGGGGGAGTAAGATCTGGTTGTGTGCATATTGATTCATACGTGAACAAGTTAACAGGATTTGAATTTTGTGGTGAAGAATATCATAGCGGGGAAATTATAGAAAAAGATGGCAAGGAGATAAATATTGATGAAGTATTAGCTATACTAGCCTATCTAATAGATGACGATGAACGAGAAACATACTTGCAAACTTTGCTCAAGTGAAATATCACAATTGCAAAGACATTTGACTATTAAACACCACGGCATACTGTTGGTGGAATATTTAGAAAAATTCAATTGCGGTGCAGAGTAGTCATAAAAATGGAAAGATTGTTCGTGAATTCAGTTATGACGATTTTAAATCGTATAGTTCTGCTGTGTTCACTGCTACTAAGTTGGCAATATCATTGTATGGTGATGAAATTGATAGCCCGAATAGAGAAATTTTAGGAAAAGTACATGCTAGTCAGGGTTTCGCACTAAATCATAAATATTCTAAATATGGCGGATTCGTGAACAAGGTGCATCCACTATTATTGGGATCAAAGCAGAACTTACAACTGATTTCCAAAGCAGACAACCAAAGAAAAGGTCAATATTGTTACATAACACTTGACGAATTAAGAACATACGGTACTATTCTCCATGATCAAAGCATATCAAAACAATTTAAGGACAGAGTAAGTGAAATTTTTATCGAAAAACGTTAAGATAAGTGAAGTAGACATCGGTGATTTCGTACTAGCATGTAACATCAAAACGCAAACTGACGTATATAGAAGTGTCCTAAACACCATGCGTCCTGTTGTGGAATCCCATGATCAAGTGGAAATTATTGCCGAAAACGGAGCTACGCTGGTTACGAGTACCACACATCCTACTGCGATTAATGATGGTTCTGAAATCAAGTATGTTAAGGGTGGCGACATAACAACAGACGATTATGTAGTTTCTATCCAAAACAAAAAAATAAAAGTAAGGACTGTCAACAAACCAAATGTTAACACCCAGTATGCGGATTTTAGTATAGACGAACATGAAAATTACTATGCCGGTAGAGATCCAAACAACTTATTATTAGCACATAATAGTGCTACACTGTATTACCCCATCTGGCACCTGGAAGTGGAAGACCTGCTGGTGCTGAAGAACAACAAGGGCACTGAAGATAATCGCATTCGTCACATGGATTATGGTGTGCAATTCAACAAACTGATGTATGAGCGGTTACTGGGTGGTGGCAATATCACATTGTTCAGTCCCAGTGATGTGCCAGGGCTGTATGATGCTTTCTTTGCTGATACTGACCAGTTCACTAAATTGTATGAAGCTGCTGAGGCCAATCCAGCAATTCGCAAGAAGACCATCAAAGCCGCAGATCTGTTCAGCCAGTTTGCGCAGGAACGCAAGGATACTGGCCGCATCTATCTACAGAATGTGGATCATGCCAATAGCCATAGCCCGTTTAAGTCTGACATTGCTCCTATTCGCCAAAGTAATTTGTGCGCCGAGATAGACCTCCCCACCAAACCACTGAACGAAGTCAATGATCCTGATGGTGAAATCGCACTGTGTACCCTGTCAGCCATCAACTGGGGCATGATACTGGACCCTGCTGACTTTGCCAAACCCTGTGAACTGGCAGTGCGTGGTCTGGATGCCCTGCTGACATACCAGCATTATCCAGTACCAGCGGCCAAAAACAGCACTGATTTATACCGCCCACTGGGTATTGGCATCATCAATTTCGCCTACTGGCTAGCCAAGAACGGGTATACTTATACCAACAGTACCTGTTTACCAGCCGTGGATGAATACATGGAAGCCATGAGTTATTATCTGATCAAAACCAGCATAACACTGGCCCAGGAATTTGGGCCCTGCGCTGGCTGGCAAAATCTTAAATATGCTGATGGTGTGTTGCCAGTGGATACTCGCAAATCCGATGTGGATGATCTGGTACCCTATACCGAGAGAATGCCCTGGGACCTGCTGAGGAATCAGGTGGTTAAAACTGGCATTCGCAATGCCACGCTGATGGCACTGATGCCCAGTGAAACCAGTAGTCAGGTCAGCAACAGCACCAATGGTATCGAACCAGTGCGCAGTCTGATCACTACTAAGCAGAGCAAGCATGGTGTGCTGAAGCAGGTGGTTCCAGAGTTCCGCAAGCTCAAGAACAAATACGAGTTACTGTGGAATCAACGCAGTCCCGAAGGATATTTGCGCATCTGTGCGGTGTTACAGAAATGGGTAGACCAGGGTATCAGCGTAAACACCAGTTATAACCCGCGTTTTTATGCTGAGGAAAAGATCCCCATGAGTGAGATGTTGAAGCATATCCTAATGTTTTACAAGCTGGGTGGCAAACAACTCTACTACAATCAAACAAATGATAACCAGGGCGAGATCAATATGGACAAGATAACTGATCCGGTTGACGCCTGTGACAGTTGTGTTTTATAATAGTTAAGGGTAGGTAAATGCAATCAGTTTTCAATCAACAGGTATCAGACCATCTGACCGCCAAGGCATTTCTAGATACATCTGGTAGTTTAGGTATGCAGCGTTATGACACGCTGAAATACAAGCAATTTGATAAATTAACTGACAAACAGTTGGGATTTTTTTGGCGTCCCGACGAAGTAGATATTAACAAAGACAGCAAGGACTTTAAAGACCTTACTGAACACGAGAAGCACATTTTCACCAGCAATCTCAAACGGCAGATACTGCTGGATAGTGTGCAAGGTCGCAGTCCCAGCTTGGCATTTCTACCCATCGTGACTCTGCCAGAGATCGAAGCTTGGATTCAGACCTGGAGCTTCAATGAGACCATTCATAGCCGCAGCTATACTCACATCATTCGCAATGTGTATCATGACCCAAGTAAAGTATTTGATGAGATCATGAACATTGCTGAGATTGTGGATTGCGCCAATGAAATTACCAAGAACTACGATGATCTGCTGACACAGACTCAGTGGTATAATCTACTGGGTGCTGGGGTCCACACAGTCAATGGCAAGGAAATCACTGTGTCATTGTATGAGCTCAAGCGTCTGCTGTGGCTTAGTATGATGAGCGTGAATGTGCTGGAAGGGCTGCGATTCTATGTGAGCTTTGCTTGCAGCTGGGCGTTCGCCGAGGTCAAGAAGATGGAAGGCAACGCCAAGATCATCAAACTGATCTGCCGTGATGAGAATGTGCATTTGGCTGGCACGCAGGCTCTGCTGAAACTATTGCCCAAAGACGACCCGGATTTTGAGACCATTCGCGCTGACACGCAGGCTGAATGTATTCAGTTATTCAAAGACGCAGCAGCTCAGGAAAAGGCCTGGGCTCATTATCTGTTCAAAGATGGCAGCATGATTGGCCTCAACGAGTCTCTGCTGTGTGATTATGTAGATTATATCTGTGCCAAGCGTATGGCATCAGTAGGCTTGCAGTGTGATTGGCGCGTACCCAGCAGCAATCCCCTGCCCTGGACTAATAAATGGATTGCTGGCAGTGAAGTTCAGGTGGCTCCCCAGGAAACTGAAATTAGCTCCTACACTATTGGCGCAGTAAAGCAGGATTTAGACGACAACTCATTTAAAGGATTTAGCTTATGAAAACATTAACAGTATATTCCACACCCAATTGTACACACTGCCAGCAGGCAAAGCAGTATCTAACTGAATTGTCTGTGCCTTTCAACGAAATAAATCTGCACGATGATGTTGCCAGCTTGGAGTTCATTAAACAGCAAGGACATCGCAGTGTGCCTCAGATCTATATGGGCAGCACACAGTTTGTTTCGGGATGGACTGAGTTGCAGAATATGTCACTGCCACGAATCCAGGAACGCATGAGAATCCAGGGATAAATATCAATATGCCTTATCAATCAAATGACATTGTTACACTCAAGCTGGTCAGCGGCGAAGAAATTGTAACCCGATTTCTATCAGAAACCGCTGATGAATATGCAGTATACAAACCACTGTCACTGATGCAAGGCCCTCAGGGCATGGCACTGATGCAGAGTTTAATGAGTGGTCGGCCAGATCGCGAAATCATTATTCGTAAATCCGCTGTGGCTATGCACGCGGCGTCTCGTGAAGAGATAGTCAGTGCATGGATTGAAGGCACATCAGGACTGAAAACTCCGGGCAAAAGCTCATTGTTGATGGGATAATTCAGCCCACAAGGCGAAAATATGAACTTTAAATATATAGTAAACGGTTGGATTTTCGCGGCACTGACACTGATATTGGCTCTGACCACAGTCAGTGACGCTCAAGGACTAATCCCGTACTGGGTACTTAAAGCAACGCCAACAGACAATCTGGCCAGTCAGGTTAACATGGTAGATTATCGGCAGATACAGTGCGTGAGCACTGCGATCTACTATGAGAGCCATGGCGAACCCCTGATGGGCCAGATTGCTGTGGCCAGAGTGATTCAGAATCGTGTGAGGCAACACTTCGCTGCCACAGCATGTGAAGTGGTTACTCAGCGAGCTAATGGTGTCTGCCAGTTCAGCTGGGCTTGTGGATCATATCATCAGGTTACTGCCAAAGAATGCCGCCAGTGCTGGCAGATTGCAGTGCAGGTATTTGCACAGCATCAGTATCAGGCATTTATGCCCACTGCGGCTTATTTTCATTCGGTCACGGTTAATCCAGAATGGCACGGTCTGAGGCGGTCGCTCACTATTGGTCAGCAGCAATTCTACAGCCGCAGATAACAGTGTATAAATACCCAGAGGAACAATATGCCTGCTTACAGACAGTTTAGAGCCAATTTTACTATTCCAGGTCAGGTGCTACAACAGATTGTGGTCCAGGCTACTGATGTCAACGCAGCTCGTAAGATCGTGCAGAGTATGTTTCCTCGTGCTGTGGTTGGTTTGATCGAAGAAGTACGGTGACACTGTAAGGCCAAGGTCCCATAGTGGTCGATTGGACCAGTTTTGTAAACTGGCAGCGAAAGCTCACGCGGGTTCGACTCCCGCCCTTGGCTCCATAACATCATAATGTCCTGACCATTAAGTATCATATGATGGTTGACACTGACAATCCTGTTTGCTATACTCGTTAAGTATGAAGATCGCCGCCCGCAAGTGCCCATTCACCGGAAAAATTTTCGAAACTGACCCGCAGTATACTCGGCATCTTGCTGGTGTCCGTGATCAGCAGCGCCAGCGTCGTGCATGGAAGCATATCGGTGCAGACGGTGACGCTGCTATACTGTGGGCCACACACCATGTCACCAGTGCTGATGAGTTTGATGCCTGGTTCCGTCAGAGCTGGCCCGCACTGGTTGGTCGTGGATACCGCACCAGATCCCGCGAGGATATTACTTGCAAACAGAAGCAGGATATTGTGGTGCCAAAATTGCTCAGCTCTGAGCTCAGTATTGGATCATACGGATTTCAGTCCAATAGCCACTGTTGTCCCAGCGGAGGTGTCACAAACTTCCGGGGTGATCCAGCCCTGCCCCGAGGGTACATGGGATGGGTTGGTCGTGTTAACTATAACTTTGATGACAGCACTGCTGACCACAGGGCCTGTGGCTATGGCATATTTAACAACAGTGCGATTCACACTGGCAGTGGCGGCGGGGCCGGATGCAGATACGGATTCGACTTCAAACTCTGGGCTGACGAATGGCCAGCATGGAAGCTGGTTGCAGAGCAGCGCAGGGTGTGGGATATCATCAGCACGCCATAAGGAACCCAATGAAAACAAGTATACAGTTACGGAGAGAAATCGCCGAGTTACAGAAACAACTGGCTCTGGCTGAGCAAGCCGAACAGCAGATAGATGCTGGTGATCCTGAAGCCATCGCCACCGCCCTTCACCAGATACAGTGTCGTCACAACCATATTGATCAGTGTGACTGGGAGTCGGGCAGCTGGCAGAAACCCACCTATGCTCACACTGACTACCTGAAAAAGGCTCAGCGGTTGATAGACTCTGCCGCAGACGCAGGTATTCCGCCCAGTACCGCCCTGTTTTTTCTGATAACCCTGCGCTAAGTTGTTGAAAACACTGGACAATCTTTTGGTTGACTCTGATCACACCGTTTGCTATAATAGTTGAGTAGGGGAAAACACACAATGTCAACTCAGCGTCCAGACTATCACACTCAGATCTCACGGGAGGCTCGCAAGGCTTATCGCGCACATGAAGCCGAGGCCTGTGTGTACTATGCAGAGTGCCTGGGCTATAGTGCCTGCGTCAGCTGGGAGACTTTTCGGGGCAGTTGGGCTTACGATGCATGGCGCTGTGATCACCAAATTCAGATTGCTGCTCAGCAGGCTGAGTTTCAACGATTCAGTTTCATGGCTTGACTCTGCTTCGTCAGTTTGCTATACTAATAATATGAAGCGATGCACAATCATCACCGCGTTATTGTTATTGCTCACAGCATCTCAAGGCTATGAGCTATGAGCCAAGAGCTGGGATCAATTCTGACGGCAGTTGTGGTGGCGGGTGGGATCACATGGTGGCTGTCGACATTAACATTCAGGAAAAATAAATGAACCGGTTTAAGTTTATCGGGTGGTGCAACTCTGATGGTCACGACAAAGTTTGGGCAGTGCTGGAATTACAACCCCACCACCGTTATGCAACCATATGGGGTCGACGCGGTAAGACTCTACAGAGCAAGATAATGGACACCAGTTGGCATGAGGTTCGGAAGCTGATTGGCGGTAAACTACGCAAGGATTATATGACCTACGACCTCACTAACCTAGCTCGGGTTTATCCCGAGTTTGAAGCAGATCTGGAAAAGACAGCGTTTTGGGCGATACTCAAAGGATAACGATGAAACCCTGGCAAATCATACAGCAACTGGAGAGCGATACCAGCCGGCTCTTCAAAGAAGACATAGTACAGGTGCAAGCTGCGGCTGGCAATACTGAATTTTTCACCGGCGTCAGGTATGCCCTGGACAGCCTGGTGACATTTGGAGTTAAACAAGTGCCGGAACACACTGGCGCTGAAGGAGCAGGACTTGACTGGACATCGTTTCAAACTGTTGTTGATCAACTTGTGGCTCGCTGTGTTACGGGCAATGCCGCTCGTGAACAAATATCTATTCTGATGGCCACAGCCACTGCTGAGCAGTGGAATGATTGGTATCGCAGAATCTTGATTCAAGACCTACGCTGTGGTGTTACTGAAAAAACCATCAACACTGCGGTCAAGCGGGCTCAGAAGCCACAGTATGCCGTACCAGTGTTTACTTGCCAGCTGGCTCATGACAGTGCCAATCATCAGGGCAAGCTGGTTGGCCAGCGGCAGATGGAGAACAAACTGGATGGTATTAGGGTACTAACCATTGTGTACCCAGGTGGTCGTGTGGAACAGTTCAGCCGCAATGGCAAGACACTGGAAAATTTTCCGCTGGTTCGCCAGCAGTTTGCTGCTGCGGCCACTGTATGGGAATTCAGTGAACCCTGGGTATTTGATGGTGAAATCATGAGTGCCAGTTTCCAGGATCTCATGCGCCAGGTTCATCGCAAGAGCAATGTACAGAGTTCAGATGCAGTGTTGTATGTGTTTGATTGCTTAACGCTGAGTGAATTCAGATCTGGCCGCAGTGCTACGCCACAGCATCAGCGCACTCAGCTGGTAAATAAATTTTACTCTGCTATTGAGTCTATTTCTCCCAATATTCGCACACTGCAATATGAGACGGTGGATCTGGATACTGATGATGGTCAGCAGAGGTTCCGTGAACTCAATGTGGCGGCTATTGCTGGCGGCTATGAAGGCCTGATGCTGAAGGATGTTGATGCGGCATATGAATGCAAACGCAGCACTGCATGGCTCAAGATTAAGCCATATATTGAAGTTAGCCTCACCGTGGTACGGACTGAAGAAGGCACTGGTAAGAATGCTGGTCGTATGGGTGCTCTGGTATGTGAAGGCATTGACGATGGCAAGCTGATTCAGGTCAATGTGGGCTCTGGGTTCACTGATCAACAGCGCATGGATTTTTGGACCTGCCAGGTGGATGGGCACATTGTGGAAGTGCGTGCTGATGCGGTCACACAGAACCAGGATGGCAGCTATAGCCTGAGGTTCCCCAGATTTGAACGGTTTCGTGGATTCGAAGTTACGGAGAAGCTATGAAACAGGAAGATTTGATCAAAGTGCTGGCTGCACTGAGTGAAAGCATCGTTGATGTAGAAAATCGCGGATGGGGACCTGCATACTCACTCGCACATGAACGTCGTGCCACTGCAATACAGATTTTGAGAACAGAAATTAAGCGACTACAGGGACTATGATGCATCAGTTAGGTCAACCTCTGATACTGGGAGTTTTTTTCGGAAAGGAGAATTACATGGGAGACACACTAATCGTATTGGGTTTTGGCTTGCTGGCCGTATTATGTGGTTGGGCAGCTTATTATCTGATTTCTCGGAACACCAACCAAGACTCATCTTCAAATAACAGCATCCTCAGGGACTAAATACCAACATGGAACACACAAATCGGCTGCCATCAGAAGTCAGAGCAGCAATAGACAATTATGGTACAAGCGTTCGACTGGATCGGTTCTTGGACGAGTGGCGGGCTGATCTTGAAGGTCGCAACTTTCTCAATACCTGGACTCTGAGCACGCAGGATCAGGCATTCGTGGAATTTCACAATAACTATCGCCGCCAACGCGAAATCTAACCAAATCAAGTATAAGTCATCTACTACTTTAGGCTAAATAATGATAAGAGGAATCAGATGGCTTACAATATTAATCGAACCAATGGCAACACTCTCGTCTCCATCAACGATGGCGAGGTAAACAGCCAAACCTGTAGTGTAGCATTGATTGGGCGCAATGTCAGCACCTATGGCGAGCTCATCAATGAAAACTTTGTCAGGTTGCTGGAGAATGCGGCAAATACCACAGCTCCCACGACACCAATAGTTGGTCAGCTGTGGTATGATACCACCACCAAACAAATGAAGTACCGGAACACCACCAACAATTGGGTGGGGGTAGCTTCATACACCAAGGACACCACAGCGCCATCTGGTATCAGTGATGGTGATACCTGGTATGATACCACCAATAAAAAATTAAAAATTTACATTGATGGCACTAACTCAGTGGTTGGTCCACTGGGCAACGTCACCTTGAGCGGTGACCTCAGTGGCACCGCAGCATATTCTGGATCAGCCAACATCACGATAGCCGCCAGCTTGGTTGTGGATCGTGTGAAAAAAACTGGCGATACACTCACTGGTCAGCTCAACGCTGCCGCTGGATTCACTGCTGGATCTGGCAGCACAGCCAACCTGATATTTGCCACTGGCACTGCTGTGGGTATTCGCAACAACGATCCCCAAGTGGCATTGGATGTGGTGGGTGCTATTCGTATGGTGCCAGTAACTGACACCTACAGCGGCAATATTACTATTGATGCTACTCATGGTAATCATCAAATCACACTCACTGGCAATACCACATTTACCATCAGCAACTTTAGCAATGCTGGGCAGACCCTGAGACTAGTGATCACGGGCTCCAACCACACCATGACCTGGCCAGGTAGCATTAACTGGCCCAACGGCGCCGCGCCAAATTTAGCAAATGGTCCAGCGAAGATCGCGGTGGTTACCCTGATTAAACCTGCCAGTGGCAATTTGCTGGCCACATATGTGAGCTACTAATATGGCTCTGCAACTAAGTATCTCTGGTAATCCTAACTTTTATGTTGGTTCATTTGGTACTGTGACCATCTCTAACGGACCAGCTAACGCCACTGTTTATGTGACTTTATATAGTCAGAAGGGTACTTCCACTCAATCTTATCCCCTCAACAGCAACGGCTATTTACAGTTCAGTGGCCCAGCCTGGACTGACTCCGATGCTGGTACTTATACAGTACAGGCTTGCGTTGGGACTGATTGTGCTAGTTATACCTTTACAGTTAGTTCTAGACCCGTGGTAACGGCAACGCCGACGATAACGACATCTGGCGTAACATCACCTTCGCTAAATACAACACCAATTACGGTGACAACAGCTCTGTACACTACCAGCGTGAGTTTAAGTGCTCCCGGCGGCAACTATCTGGGCAGTTCCTTTACTGTGACGGTGCGTGGAAAACCCAATGCCCGCGTCACCGCTGGTATCACCAGTAGTCCTAGAAATGCATACAATGGAGCTGCCATATTTCAAGGTACAACCAACAATTCCGGTGTATTGTATGTGACTGGCAGTTGGCCGAATGATCCCGGATGGGTGGGGTCATGGAGTGAACCCTGGTATGTAGAAGGTTCAACGCAGGCTACATTAACATTTAGTATAGAGTATCCGCCACAGCCAACTCCAACTCCGCCTCCACCTCCGAGCTACACCACCAGAGTGCGTTTTTTAACCAGTGACTTTTATGTAGGCAGCTCATATACAGTGGAGGTTACTGGCCGACCGAATTCAGACGTCACTGCTGTCATCGCCAGTAGTCCTAACAACGCATTCAATGCGGCTGCTGTAAAGATGGGTACAACCAACAATCAGGGTGTATTTAATATTTCTGGCTCTTGGCCGAATGATAACACCTGGCTAGGATATTGGAGTGAAAACTGGTCTGTAGCGGGGTCAACGACTGCACAATTAAACTTCACTTTAACTACTAAGCCCGTGATACTGGAGCCCACATACAACACCAATGTGGGATTTTCACCCACCCCAGACTTTTATGTAGGCAGCTCATATACTGTGCGGGTTACTGGCAAACCTAATTCCGCCGTCACTGCTAACATCGCCAGTAGTCCTAACAGCGCATTCAATGCGGGTGCTTTACTGATGGGTACAACCGACAATCGGGGGGTATTTACTAAACCTGGCTCTTGGCCGAATGCTAACACCTGGATAGGGAATTGGAGTGAATACTGGTCTGTAACAGGGTCAACGACTGCACAATTAAACTTCACTTTAGCTGCTAAGCCCATCGTGCTTCCGCCCGATCCGCCCATACCAGCACCAGTGTCTGGTAACATTCAGCTTACCCTGAATCAGAATCAGCAGGCTGTGGCGTTTACATATCCTGGCACCGTGGTCAGTCCAGGAACTATAACTGGAGTGCAACGAAATAACGGACCATCGCATGGTAATATTGCTCAGGTCAGTGGAATAAATTATACTTATACTCCCTTCACTGATTATTCTGGAACTGATCAGATAGCATTCAGGTTGGTTGGTGCTGGTGGCGTAAGTGATAAAACGGGCTATGTGAACATCCAGGTGGATGCACTGCCTATAGTAGTCAGACCCAACTCTTTTACGTTCAGTAATTATTCCAATCAGATCAGCAATACCGCAGTCACTGGTAGCTCAGTGACGCTGAGCTCAGCTTTTCCAAATACCTACACTTTGGAATTAAATTGTGTTGCTGACTCGGACGGTAGCAGCAGCACCACAGCGTTGAATGCCAGTTATGTCACAGGCTGGACACGCAATCGTGGTGGCAACATCCAGAATTTAAGCAACAGCATCACGGTACTAGCTGGTGATATTGTGACGCCAGTGGTGCGGTCAGCACCAGGATCGCCGATAGCTGTGCGAACACTGACATTCACAGTAAAACTCACTGGCAGCAATGTTGATGCAGGTTATATTTACAGCACCAACTTCACAGTGAGTACAGAAGTGGTTGATTTGGTGCCTGATGTCTTGGTACTGTATGGTGCAACCAATCTGGAACTCAGTTCAGCCTTCACCACCAACACCGTGACTGTTGGTGGATTAACTTCTGGGTTTCCAGTGCCCATAGCAGTCAGTCCCACAGCCAACTTAATCATTGGGGGTATTGATGCTGGTGATTCCAGTACCATCAGCAATGGACAGACCCTGGCTGTTCGTGCTAATAGTTCGGCTGACTTCAGCACTGGTAAACAATACACGGTTACTGTGACCGGAACCAACAGCAGCAACAATGCCGTGCTGAATCGGAATTACTTCACACTAACCACCAGAAATCCCCATGTGGGACCCAGTGCTCCGTGGTATTTTGGTAACCAAGTGGGATTGAATCCCAGCACAATGTACGACACTGGTTCCGTGACATTCAGTGGCATGGAAGAGTCTGCGATTTTCAGTATCAACAACGGTGGGTTAGTGGTAGTCAATAACAACACTGGCGCCGCCGCTGCCAGTGCCACCATCAATAATGGTGACACAGTGTATTTCCGAGCCAGTTCGGCCAGCACGTTCAGCACACAGGCAATATACACCGTAACTCTCAGCGCACTGAATGTACTTAATCAGACCGACAGCTTCAGCTATACCACCAGAGACAGCGTCAATACACCCACATTTAGTGGTGTATTCGCCACATTAACTCAGGCTGAACTCAGCAGCGTGGTGGTCAGCAATACCATCACTGCCACTCAATTTGACGGCACGCAAACCATCACATTGAGCAGCAATTTGGCCAATCCTCAGCTAGTGATCAATGGCGTACCAAGTGGTACTAGCGCCAGCATTTCTAGTGGAAAATTTTTGGCCATCAGTGGAACAACCCCAGCTGATTATTATCAGCAGGCCAGCGCCACAGTGACGGTGAGTGCTGCCACACTAAACTGGGCAGTAGTAACCAAAAGCAACGATGATCTACAGATACTAAATGCGTATTAAAGGAGATCCAACATGTTGGATTATGCGGCTTTACTGATCGCTCTGGTGATCAGCTCAGTTAGTGCTTTCTACAGCATATCAGGGCTAACTGCCATATTTGCAGCAGCTCGCTGGCCCATTATTATCATGGCTGGCAGCCTGGAAGCTGGTAAAGTAATTACCACATTATGGCTTCGTAAAAACTGGAGAATACTGGGCCTGGCTATGAAAGCATATCTGGCAGCCAGTGTGGTGGTGCTGATGTTGTTGACCAGCATGGGTATTTTTGGGTATCTCAGCAAAGCTCACCTGGATCAGGGAGTTCCCATCGCGGATATACAAGCTGAAGTCAGCCTGATTGATGATCGGATTCAGTCACAACGCGACAATATAGCTGCCAACAAAGCCGTGATAACACAGATGGACGCCAGTATAAATGAGGTACTGGCTCGCAGCAAGGATCAAATGGGAGCTGAGCGGGCGATGCAGCTTCGCCGGTCACAATCATCTGAGCGCGCCAAATTACAGAAAGAAAACGAAGCAGCTCAGAAAATTATTCAGCAGATGCAAGTTCAGCGGTCACCCATAGCAGCCCAGGTGCGCAAAGTCAATGCCGAAGTGGGTCCCATCAAGTACATTGCCGCATTGATGTATGGTGACAACCCCAGCACTGACCTGCTGGAGCGAGCTGTGCGCTGGGTGATTATTGTGCTGGTGGCAGTGTTTGACCCACTGGCATTGGTGTTGATGCTGGCAGTGAATCACAAGCTGGAACTAACTGAAAACTCAGCAGTGCCCAACACACAACCAGTTACTGTACCAGAACTCAATCCAGGATCTGTACCAGAACTCAATCCAGGATCTGTACCAGAACTCAATCCAGGATCTGTACCAGAACTTAATCCAGGCTCTGTACCAGAACTCAATCCAGGCTCTGTACCAGAATCTGTTGCAGTCATCTTGCCTGACCCCGACACATCAGACCCAGAACCACCTCAGGAGGCTACCCCAGCTGGGGATGCACACCCTACTCGGACCAGTTGGAACCAGGTATTGCAGAAGTTAATCAGACTGCTGTAACCAATTCCAGACTGGCGCGGGAACCGGCTGATGATCAGCCGCTGACTATTGGCATACAGGACGCAGAGATACCCAGCACTACTCATGTGAACTTCGGATCCAGATTTCCCATGAGCCCGCATGTGGGTGAAATGTTTATGCGTACTGACAGCCATCCCAATGCAACTTACAGATACAATGGTGACAAATGGGTCAAAATACACATTGAGCCGCGTGACCCTAAATACCTAGTACCCAAACTCATGGACGGTGATTTAATCATGTCTGACCTCAGCACTGCTGAACAGTTAGCTGTGCGCGAATTGCTGGCAGACAGTGAGTATCTGGACCGATAAATATTTTATCTTTATTGAGAAATTTGTTAAATATAGGTATGCGCAAAGAGCCACCATCAGTTCCCGACCACTGTAGTTTTTGCGACAAGAGTCGCGACGAAGCCATGAAACTAATCGTGAGTGGCAGTCATGCCATATGCGATGAATGTGTGTTGTTGTGTGGTAACTTATTGACCGAACAACACAATGTGTCTGTGAAAAAAAACCGGCGAACTCAGCGGCACATCAATCCCATGAAGATTAAGCAGTTCCTGGATGAGCGAGTCATTGGCCAGGAACTGGCCAAGATGACACTGAGTGTGGGAGTAGCTAACCATTTCAAGAGATTGTTTTTCAAGAGTCAGGTCAGGGTGGAAAAAAGCAATGTGTTACTGCTGGGGCCCACTGGCAGTGGAAAAACGCTCTTGGCCAAGAGCATTGCAGAGTATCTCAATATACCCATTGTGATTGCTGATGTCACTGGATTAACCGAAGCTGGCTATGTGGGGGATGACGTGGAAAGCATCATCTCACGGTTATTGTTTGAAGCTGACGGTGATGTGGAATTGGCACAGCAGGGTATTATTTTCCTGGACGAGATTGACAAGATTGGCAGAAAAAACGAAGGTAATTCCAATCGTGACATTGGTGGCGAAGGTGTGCAGCAGGGTCTGCTGAAACTGGTGGAAGGTACCATACTGAGCGTGCAAGCCGATGGCCCCAAGAAACATCCTGGAACCACCGTGGTAGACATTGATACCACCAATATCCTATTTGTGGCCAGCGGTGCATTCACAGGTATGCAGGAGATTGTGGCACGCCGCCACAAGGCCAGCGCCATTGGATTTAGCTTAACCGACACCGTAAACCGTGGACTAGGAGCAACGTCTGATGATTTGATCAAATTTGGCATGATATCAGAGTTTGTGGGTCGTTTTCCAGTCACGGTGACCACACTGGCACTGACTGAAGCTGAACTAGTGCAGGTGCTGACTCAACCACAGCACAATCTGATTCAGCAGTACCAATTCTACTTTGAAGTAGATGGCGTGGCAGTGGAGTTTACACCTGACGCATTAACTGCCATTGCCCGCGGTGCCATAGCACTGAAAACCGGAGCTCGCGCACTGCGTGGTATACTGGAACAGAAACTTATGCCACACTTGTTTGCCTTGCCTAAATACAAGCAGGACAAAGTCAGCAAGATTCTGTTCACAGCTGATGTGTTCAGTGCTGATGCCGAGCCCGTTATCACTTACGGGCGAACCAGTAGTTCAAACTCAAAAAAGGTAATAAAATCAAAATGAGAGAAAAGACGCCCATGGGGCAAGGAATCGTTGTGGAAGTAATCAACGGAGACATCGAACGAGCATTGCGCAAATTTAAAAAGCGTGTGCAGAATTCTGGTATCTTCCAGGAGCTGAAGAATCGTGAATGTTTCGTGAAGCCCAGTGAACTGCGGCGTCGTGAGAAAGCTCAGGCACTGAGCCGTGCTCGCAAGCGTAGCTTTTTGGAAGAAAATACCAGCAAAGATTCCAAATTAGATCGCTACGAGAGTTGATTTTAGGCTCAGCGGTGTGTTATTATAAATAAAGTTGGTAGGTACTCAATGAGGCCTGCCAACTAAACCTAACTTACTTAAAAGGAGTTAATTGAAATGAGTAATATTACACTTACAAGTACTTTGAGCCCTGAGCTGGGCCGTTGGATGATCGGATTTGATCGTCTATTTGATACCCTGAACCATGTGGAAAGCTGGAACAACACCAACGCATCCCGTGGATCATACCCTCCCTACAACATCATTCTTCGCAGTGATGACCATTATGCAATTGAATTAGCAGTATCTGGATTTGGTGAGGAAGATCTGGAAGTCGCTGTGAGCAACGGTGTACTAACAGTCACA